ATACAACAACAGATGTAGAAGTTGATCGTATAAGCCGTGCTGAATATTTAAATATTTCTAAAAAAAGTTCAGAAGGAACACCTGTACAATACTTTTTACAAAGAGGTGCTTCAACACCAACATTATATTTATATCCAACACCAGATGGTGCTCATATATCCAACACCAGATGGTGCTCATACCTTAAAGTATTGGGGATTAACTAAAATACAAGATGCTGGTAATTATGAAAATGAATTAGAAGTACCTACAAGATTCTTACCATGTTTAACTTCTGGATTAGCTTATTATACTTCTGTAAAAAGAGCACCAGAGAGAACACCTTTATTAAAACAATTGTATGAAGAAGAATGGCAACGTGCTTCAGAAGAAGATAGACCACGTTCCAGTTTCTTTGCTACACCAGAAAGAGGAGTTATTTAATGGCACACGCGACAGGTAAATATTCAAAAGCAATATCTGATCGTAGTGGATTAGAATTTCCTTATAATGAAATGGTAAAAGAATGGAATGGATCTTTAGTACATAAATCTGAATATGAATCTAAACATCCACAATTAGAAAGACAACAACATAAACCAGATGGACAAAGTTTAAAAAATGCTAGACCCTCAAGAGTAGAACCTATGACAGTTTTTGTTGGCGGTTTAAGTTTTTTTGAAAATAATAATTCTATGATACCAGCAACTAATAATAAAAAACCAGTAATTGCAACAACTATTGGTACAGTAACAGTGAGCACATCATAATGGCCGTTACCTACGCAGAATTAACAACACAAATTTTAAACTATACGGAAGTTAGTACCGATGTATTATCTTCAACTATTACTGATGATTTTATTGAACATGTAGAAAATCGCATATTTAGGGATGTTGATCTTGATGTATTTAAGTCACATCAAACAGCTAACTTAGTAGCAGATAATGCTTTCTTATCTCTACCCGGAGGAACAACTCCTACACCTACTTCTCTTGGTACGGTTAGGACATTTCAAATATATTCTCCGAGTTCAACAACAAGGGATTTTTTAGAACAACGCGATATTAGTTTTATGAACGAATATTGGCCAGATAGAACATCTACAGGCACTCCTAAATATTGGGCATGGTGGGATCATAACACAATTTATGTTGCACCAACACCAGATTTAGCTTATAACGTGGAATTAGGAATTACACGATTACCAACAAGATTATCTAGTTCCAATACAACCTCTTGGTTGGGTAATAATGCTCCGTCATTATTATTATATGGATGTCTTGCAGAAGCCTTCAAATTCTTGAAGGGACCAGCGGAAATGCTGCAATTATATGAACAATCATATCAACGTGCTCTTCAAGCGTTAGTTATTGAACAACAAGGAAGACACCGAAGAGATGAATATATGCACGGGGCGTTAAGAACTCCTTTGCAATCAAAAAACCCATAGGAGGATAAAACATGGCAATAACCCAAGCTGTCTGTACCAGTTTTAAGCAGGAAATACTTGTCGAAGGACATGATTTCACAGCGACAACTGGTGACACATTTAAAATTGCATTGTACACAAGTTCAGCTACTTTAAGCGCTTCAACAACTGCTTATTCCGCCACAAATGAAGTTTCTGATTCAGGAACTTATTCGGCCGGAGGTGGATCACTTACAAGTGTAACACCAACTACTTCAGGAACAACTGCTCTTTGTGATTTTGCTGATATATCATTTACATCAGCTACAATTACAGCAAGAGGTGCAGTGGTCTATAATAGTAGTAATTCTAATAAAGCAGTATGTGTGTTGGACTTTGGAGGCGATAAAACGTCAACAAGCGGAACATTTACAATTCAGTTTCCAACAGCCGATTCAAGTAATGCTATATTAAGATTAGCATAGGAGAAAATAAATGGCTTTAGTCATTAATGATCGTGTAAAAGAAACAACTACTACTACAGGAACGGGAGCTTTATCTCTTGGAGGTGCAGTAACTGGCTTTGAAGCTTTTTCAGCAGGTGTTGGTAATTCTAATACTACTTATTATGCAATTTCTCACCAAACTGAAGATGAGTGGGAAGTTGGATTAGGTACACTAGATGGTGATAGTTCAGATCTTACACGTACAACAGTTATATCTTCTTCAAACAGTGATAGTGCTGTTAGCCTTAGTTCAGGAACAAAAGATGTTTTCTGTACAATGCCGGCTAGCAAACTAATTTATGAAGATGCTAACAACGATGTAACAATAGGTCGTAACTTAACAGTTACAGGTGATTTAACAATCACTGGCGATGATCTCACTATGAACACTAACACTAGTGGTGCGGCTCTTATTGGTGATGGTACAAACTTTAATCCTGTTGCTATATCTGGTGATATAACTATAGGAACAACTGGAACAGCAGCAATTGGATCCGGTGTTATTATTGATGCTGATGTCAATGCAAGTGCAGCTATTGCAGTGTCAAAAACTGCTTTTACAGCAGGAACTGGTGTATCATTATCAACGAATACATTAAATGTAGATGCTGCTCAAACAGGCATTACTTCAATTTTAGCAACAGACGTTAAAATTGGTGAGGATAATGAAACTAAAATAGATTTTGAAACTGCTGATACAATTAACTTTTATGCAGGAAATGAAAAACAATTAATACTTACAGATGGTGCATTAACACCGGGTGCTGATAATATTTTAGACCTTGGTAGTAGTGGTGTAGAATTTAAAGATGCTTACTTTGATGGTACTGTAACAGCGGATGCTTTTGCGGGGCCACTAACAGGTAATGTAACTGGTAATGCTTCTGGTACTGCGGCTACAGTAACTACTGCGGCTCAATCAAATATAACAAGTCTTGGAACACTAACAACACTCACTGTTGACAATATAATTGTTAATGGAACAACAATTGGTCATACTGATGACACAGATTTAATTACTTTAGCAGATGGTATTGCAACTGTTGCAGGAGAAATATCTGTAACGACTTTAGATATAGGTGGAACTAATGTAACTTCCACTGCAACTGAGTTAAATTTAATGGATGGTGGTACATCTGCAACCTCTACTACTTTAGTAAATGCAGATAGATTAGTAGCAAATGATAATGGAACGATGGTGCAGGTAGCACTATCTGATGTAAAAACTTATTTAACTAGTGCAGGATTTTCAAGTGAGGACCCAACGGCCCTTGCAATTGCCCTTGGTTGATTTATAATAGGAGGATAAATGGCTAATACTTTTAAAGTAGTAACTAAAGCAGGAGTAACTAGTGCTGATGTTATCTATACCGTTGCAGGTTCTACTACTACAGTAGTTCTTGGAATGATGGTAGGTAATACAACCACTGGTCAAATTACTGCTACAGTTAGTTTAGGTTCAGATACCTCTAGCAGAGCAGGTGCAAATGACGAAGCCAACCAAACAGTTGAACTCGTTACTACGGCGCCGATTCCTGTTGGTGGAACGCTAGAACTGCTTGCGGGTAACAAAGTTGTAATGGAAACAACAGATACGCTGTCACTGACAGCAACTGGTGCGGCTGACATTGCTTTGTCAATAATGGAGATAACGTAAAATGGCTTTTATAGGTACACCTTTAGATACCAGAAATACTTTTCAATCGCTTGTAGGCAAGAGGTTTAGTGGTGATGCAAGTACAACTGCATTTACTTTAGATGTAGCACCTTCATCTACTTTAGATATTGAAGTATTTGTTGGTAATGTACGTCAAGACCCTAACTCAGCTTATACTTTAAGTGGAACAACACTAACGTTTACTGGTGCACCTCCTTCTGGCACAAACAATATTTATGTTGTTCATCAAGCAAAGAGTGTAGGAACTATTGACCCTCCTGCGGGTGCATCTATAGACATGAATGGAGTTGAACTTATACTTGATGCAGACGCTGATACTTCAATTACAGCAGACACTGATGACCAAATAGATTTTAAAGTGGGTGGTACAGATGTTATGTCTATTGATAGTACAGGTGCAGTGACTAAATCATTACAACCTGCTTTTTTAGCAATTAGGTCTACAGGAAATCAAAGTAACTTATCAAATGGAGATACAATTACTTTTGATACAGAAACATTTGACCTTAACGCAGATTTTGCTAGCTATACTTTCACTGCACCCATAACTGGTAAATATCAATTTGGTTTTATCGTATCTGTCCAATCATTAGACTATAATGCTACTTTTAATAGAGTTGAATTAGTTTCTTCTAATAAAACTTTTAATTTTGGTATTACATCACAGCAAATGTTTGATGATGATGACCCCACATATTTTTCTTTTCAAGGTTCTTTATTAATAGATATGGATGCAAGTGATACTTGTAAATTACAATGGGGTCAATCTGGTGGTTCAGACCAAGCTGATACTTTTGATTCAACTTATTTTTCTGGATATTTGGTATGCTAATAATGAAACAATTTACTTTAAAGGAGGTACAAAATGGCTACACATAAAAAAGAAGTAAGTATAACAGACTTACAACAAAAAATATTATCTAACGATTTATATAATGATACAGATAATGCAGGATTAGATTTATGGATTCAAAATGCTGTTGATGGTAAAATTAATAATTCTTGGAAAAGATTTCAACGAGAGTGGACAACAAAATTAATGGATGATGATTCTTTTACTGATGCTATTCCAAGTAACCAAGCTGACTTTGTAGCTTTAGTTACAGCGAGAAGTGATTATAAAAATCGTAAAGCTAGAGATGATGCGAGTAACCCATAGGAGTAACACATGAGTAAAACACAAATACCAACAGGTGGAATAGCAGATGATGCAATCTCCGAAGAGCATCTAGATGCTACAGCAATAACAGGACATACAGCATTAGCGGCTACACCTGCTGATACTGATGAGTTTTTAATAAGTGATGGAGGTGTTTTAAAAAGATTAGATGCTAGTTATATAGGTGGAAATAATACTCCTGCCTTTTTTGTAAGAAATAGTGCTAATCAAGATGTTAGTCATGGGTCAGAAACACTTGTTACATGGGGTACAGAAATTTTAGATACAGATAATGCATTTGCTAGTAATAAATTTACTCCTCAAGAAGCTGGAAAATATTTTATTGCTTTTCAATTAGGTGGCTCTGACGATTCAGCTACAAGTAGTAATTTAGCATATTTGGCTTTAAAAATTAGAAAAAATGGAAGTAGTTATGAATCACAGGGTATTTTTAATCTTAACAACAATCAAGGTAGACAAGCTACATATTCAATACAAGCAATAGTAGATTTAAACGGAAGTTCTGATTATGTTGATTTTTCAGCAGAGGTTGGAACAGCAGATTCTTCAACAGCTAGATTTATAGACGACTATGCTAGAGCATCTGGCTTTAAATTAATAGGAGCATAGATGAGTATAGTTTTTAAAATAGAAGCATATCTAGGTAGAAAGCCAGATTTTACTGAAGAAATTAAATTAAGAAATGATGGTAGTGGAGATTATATTTCTGAATGGAATATAACTTCTGAAAAAGCAAAACCTACTGATAGTCAACTAAACGCATTATCTTCCCAAGCAACAGCTTTAGAAAACAATGCAAAGATAGATGCAAAAAGAAGAACAGAATACTTATCTTGGCAACAACAAATGGAAATGATTTATAAAGACCAAAAAAATGGAACAACAACTTTTAAAGATCACTGTGATAAAGTTCGTAGTGACAATCCAAAGGAGTAAAACATGGCACTAAGTAAAATAGATGTAGGAAACATGTTAGATGATGAAATTAGAAGACCAAACGCAAAGCCATTAATTATAAATGGAAATTGTGCAATAAGTCAAAGGTCAACTTCGGTTACAGGAATAACTGGTGGTGGTTATAATACTTGTGATAGATGGAACTTAAGCATTTCATCTGCTGGTACTTGGACACAAACTCAAGAATCTTTAACTAGCGGTGATGCTCATGCAGATGGATTTTCTAAATCACTTAAAATGGATAATACAACTGCTGATGGTTCATTAGGTTCAGGAGATTATAACCAAATTACTTATAAATTTGAAGGTCAGGATTTACAATTACTTAAAAAAGGTACTGCTAATGCAGAAAAGGTTACAGTAGGATTTTGGATTAAAGCTACAAAAACAGGAACTAATATTTTAGAGTTTTATGATAATACCAACACTAGACAAGTTTCTCAATCATATACAGTTTCATCTGCTGATACTTGGGAATACAAGGTAGTTAATTTTCCAGCAGACACTACAGGAGCATTAACAAATGATAATGCTCAACAATCCGTATTAGTTTTTTGGTTAGGTGCTGGAAGCAATTTTTCTTCAGGAACATTAAACACTAGCTGGGCATCATCTACAAATGCTAATAGAGCAGTAGGACAAGTTAATAATTCTGATAGTACATCTAATAATTGGGAAATCACAGGCGTTCAACTAGAGGTAGGCGAATATACTTCTGCTACTATACCACCTTTTCAACATGAAAGTTATGGAGATAGTTTAGCTAGGTGTCAAAGATATTATTTTAGTGATGCGTTATATTCTTCTGGGGGAAATACTGGTTTAGTAGAAGCATTTGCTCCAACAAATGATAATAATTACAAACATATTTTTAAACAATTTCCAGTTCCTATGAGAGCAGCACCTACAATTTCAAATATAGATTTTAGAGAAGATACAGCTTCTAGTACAGATGCATTATCACAGCTATCGGCAGATTATGTAACAACACTTACAGCAGATTTATATGGTAGAGATGATGATGCATCAGAATCATCATATTATCATGGTGCAGATTTTAGTGCGGAGTTATAATTATGGATATTAAATTAGTAAAAAAAGTAAATCATTTAGGTAAAGATATTTTAGGTTGTTATGCTTTAACAGATACAAATGATAAAATACATCATGTGCCTTTAGACGAAGATAACACAGACTACCAAGAAATTCTTCAATGGGTAGCAGATGGTAATACAATACAGGAGGCTGATTAATGGCATACATTGGAAAATCAATAGAGAGTGGCACCTTTAGTGTCCTAGATACGAGTGGCAATACCTATAATGGGTCTAACGTTACATTTAGTTTAGGTACACAGGTTGGCTCTGCTGCACAGCTTTTAGTATCACATGACGGGGTACTTCAAAAACCCGGCACGGATTATACTTTAGCTACAGGGGGAACACAGATTACCTTTACTACAGCTCCTGCAAGTGGTGCTTCTATATTTATTGTAGAAATATCGGGTGCAGTTGGTGGCACAATTACACCTTCTGATACATCAGTTACAGCAGATAAACTTAACACTGCTTTACTAACAGGACAAACAGATATAGGAGCTAACATTGCTGACGCTGATTTATTTCTTGTAGATGATGGTGCGGGAGGCACATTAAGAAAGACTGCGGCTTCAAGATTAAAAACGTATGCAGGATTTAGTGTATCAAGTATTACAGGTGCAACAGAACTAGCGGCACAACCTGCCGCAACAGATGAAATAGTTTTATCTGACGCAGGAACTTTAAAAAGACTAGACATAAAGCATATTCAAAACACACCTGCCGTCATGACACAAAAAGGTTCTAATCAAACTGTAGCTACGGGCACAGCTACTTTAATAACCTTTGATGTAGAAGACCTCGATACAGACGGAACATTTGCAAGTAATAGGTTTACGCCTGCGGTTGCAGGATATTACTTTTGTTTTGGTCTTTTAGCATTTGACGAATTATCAGATGGTAAAGGTGCTTATTCTATACTTTACAAAAATGGTTCTCATTATTTATCTAGTGCAAACCAAGTAGGTGCAAATACTTCACTATGTGTAACAGAAGTGTCAGCTACAATTTATTTAGATGGAGATGATTATGTTGAGCTTTATGGTCAACACAACCATGGAAGTGATAGAACAGCGATAGGCAATTCTTCAACAGAATGTTTTTTTGGTGCATTTAGAATAGCAGGAGCATAATATGGATAATTTATATTATAAAGTAAAATTATATTTAGAAGATAACAGTAAAACAGAATCTGAGTTTGATTCTAATATTTTATTACAAAATGACGCAGATGGCAACGGAGACTACATAAAAACTTGGAGTGTATCTGGTGTTGCAAAACCAACAGATAGTCAATTAAATGCATTAGCCACTAATGCAACAAAAGAATTAAATAACGCTGTTATTCGTAACACAAGAAAAAATTCGTATGGTTCAATTGGTGACCAATTGGATTTATTATACAAGGATATGCTAGCAGGAAAAGGCGATTCCACAGGTGAATGGTTTAAATCAATTAAGGCAGTAAAAGATGCCAACGCAAAGGAGGA